TGGGGGTTAGACCAATGAGCGAGCTGAAAAAGATGGGATGTTTAGGTGTTCCTTTTCCTGCAGATAGCACATTGAATCAAAAATCAAAGAAGGAGCTGATAGAACTGTTACATATCGCAGAACACAATTATCAGGTTCAAATAGAAACAAATATAAATCAATATCAATTATTGAAAACGTATTATCAAAATTATAGTTTCTATGATTTTTTGGAAAGTCTTAATCATAAAGGCAGAATAGATTGGAGCGAATAATGGAAAATATTAATTTAATAATTGGAATAATAGCTCTCATATTATTCATTGTATTTTGTTGCTGCGTAGGATTATTCATCTGTGCATGTATAATAGCGACGTTTATAAGAGCGTGGGTTATGCTGGAAGAGTTTATCAATGATGGATTTAGGTGGTGAAGATAATGGATGATGCAATAAAAATTCAATTTAAGGAGGATGAAAATGAACTACGATGATCCATACAGAGAAGACCTGCAGGTGATTGACCGTGAGCTACGCAATCACTACGAATATAAGCGGCAGCTTGAGATGGTCAATGAGCGCATTGCCGAGATTGATGCGCAGCTTACATCAATTGGGAGTCCTAGGATTATGAGCCCGGAGGAAGCAAAGTACCAGAAGGGCACTAGGATCTATAGCGACATCAATATGCTGAAGTTATTTCAAGAGCAGGACCAACTTATAAAGCAAAAGCAAGATCTGCTATATTTGATCAGCAGAGTGCAGGTGAAACTAAACAAACTTAACGATGAGGAGTTGAAACTTATTGAGCAACGCTATAAGTATAAAAAGACTCTAAGGGAGTTGGCTGTAGTGATGTGTAGCAATAAGGATACATTGCGGATGAAAATTGAGGAAATAATGAAAAATTTAGAATAATTTACTAAAAATTATTAATTTTATACATTTTAAGTTAAAGAAATGATATATTATCACTGTACATAGTTTTTTGAAAGCAAGAAGTTTTTAGTATTATATACCAATAACTTCTTGCTTTATGGTGCATAGACAGAGGAAGGTAGGAGATTGCTATGTATGATGTTTTAGAGGTTAGTAAATATATCATTAATTATAGTAATGAAAAGCAGTATGGAATTTCAAATCTTAAATTGCAGAAAATTTTATATTTGGTACAGGCATATTTTTTGGTTAAGAAGGAACACCATACTCCATGTTTTGACGATCAAATAGAAGCTTGGGATTTTGGGCCGGTAGTTCCTAAGGCCTATAGAGTATATAAAAAGTATGGAAGTAGTGATATTTCTGTTGCAGAACCACAGGTAACTATGTTATTTGGAGAAAATAAAGAAATTACAAAGGAAGATAAAGAATTAATAAATAGTGTGGTTGATGCATATAGTAATTATAGTGCCACAGATTTGGTGAAACTTACTCATGAGCAAGCCCCATGGAAAGATACATATGTTAAGTACAGAAATCGTATCATAACAATAGATTCGATGAGGAAATATTTTAATGCCTGATGATGTTAAAGATGTATTGGGCACAACTGAAGGAGATCAATGTGGGCTTAGACAAAAACAGGAGTACTTAATATCTAAAGAAGAAATTCAAAAAATATGTAGTAGTCTTTGTTATAAGAGCAATGAATATATGCCGTCAATGACAATGACTATACTCAAAAATTATATTAATAATGATACAAAGCTTGATAGAATGCTATATTCTGAAATAACTAATCGAATTTATGGGATGGATGAAGGTGTACGAGGAACTTTTCTAACAAATGTTGAATCATTGCTTGAATATACTCTAAACTTACCGAAAAATATTGAGTGTGATTGCAGAAAAATAGTTGTGAAGATTTTTGACCATTGTCAGTTGGCAAATTACCAAATTGAAAATGCTGGGAATATAGCAGAAAAAAGTAATGATAGGGTAAAAGCTAAAATCATAGAAGAAGTAAACAGAGATATGAAAGTCATCGAACGTGAATATATAACGATTCTTGGCATATTTGCATCAATCGTACTTGCTTTTATGGGTGGAATATCCTTTTCGTCAGCAACATTAAATGCGATGAAAGATGTAAGCATATTTAGATTGTTGTTAATAGTTGACCTGTTAGCATTCATATTAATAAATAGTATTGCTTTATTAACTAGTGTAATCAGCAATGATAACAAAGTGGCTGTGGAAGAAGCGCAATCTAGCAGCAAAAAGAAAAATGGCTTAGTAACATTTAATTTAGTCACATTTAATAAAATTTTACTTGCAATTGCTGTTATAGTTGTTGGTGTGTCAATCTGTTGGCCGTCATTATTAAAAAATTTGTAAAATAGACATGTCTATTGAAAAAATGCAGTATAATGGACGCAGGACGAAAACCATGAGCAAAAATGCTTGTGGTTTTTTTCGTACATACATTCGAAGCTATCAGCTTAATATTTGAAATCACCCTAAAACTATTCATATGAGTACTCCTTTTGTGTTTAATCTTTCCATGTACTAGCTTTCCGGCTGATAGTTTCCAATGTGTGTATGACGTAGAAAGGAGCAAGCCTATGAAGAAATTAACAGACAAGCAAAAGCGTTTCTGTGAAGAGTATGTGGTCGATCTCAACGCAATACGTGCTTACAAGTTAGTATATACTAACTGCAAAAGCGATAGAACGGCATCTGCTAATTCTAGTAGACTGCTAGCAAATGCTAACGTTGCCGCGTATGTGCGTGAGCTGAAAGAGCAGATTGCTCAAGAGGCTAAGGTGACTGCTGCAGATGTACTCAAAGACCTTATTGAAGTTAAAAATAGATGCATGCAAGCTACGCCTGTGAAGGTTTGGGATTCTGATTCGCATTCTTATATTGATTCTGATGCTGAGTTTACCTTTGATAGCAAGGGTGCTAATACGGCTTTAAAGTTAATAGGCGAACATTTAGGTATGTTCCAAAAAAAAGTCGAACTATCTGGTGGATTAGAAACAAAACAGTCTAAGGTTGACGATGTAATCGAACAGTTGAAGGTTGCTGATGAAGAATGAGCGATTTGCGATTAATCTTATCACCTAAGTTCAAAGCATTTCTAAAGTATGATGCAGAACTGGAAGCACTTGAAGGCTCAACTGCTGCAGGCAAGACAACCGTTGGGGTCTACAAGTTTATCTTGAAAGTTTGGCAATCCCCTAAGAAGCTTCACATCATCGCAGGTGATGATACAGGTACGGTAGAAAAGAACCTGATTAATAAAGACCTAGGGATTTTAGATGACTTTGGCGATCTTGTAGAGTACAAAGGCAACGGATCAAAAGAGTACAAGATGCCACACTTGATCGTGCATGCCACAGCTGGAGACAAGATTGTCTTTATCGTTGGATATTCCACAAAAGAGAAATGGAAGGATGCATTAGGTGGTCAGTATGGATGCCTACTTATTGACGAGGTAAACACAGCGAATATGGAGTTTGTACGTGAGTCTATTATGCGTGCAGATTATACAATGATGACATTGAACCCTGATGATCCATCATTGCCGGTGTATAAAGAGTACATCAACCGTTGCCGTCCCATTCAGAAATGGACAAAGGAAACGCCACAAGAGATTCTAAATGACCTAAGCGAACCGGAGCATCCAAACTGGATACACTGGTTTTTTAATTTTGATGATAACTATGGATTATCTGCAGAAAAGAAAAAACAGATCATCGAATCTGTGCCTGTTGGTACGAAGCTTTGGAAGAATAAAATCAAGGGGCTTCGTGGAAGGGCCACAGGGCTCGTTTTTAGTAACTTTGAGCGCAAGACGAATGTTATTACGTACGAGCGATTAATCGCTCAAATAGGCGGCAAAGACAAGCTCAGGAAGGCCTTTAAGGTTTTCACGGTAGGTATCGATACAGCCTACTCACAAAAATCACCCGATACGATTGCAATGCTGTTCCAAGGAATAACGTTTAACGGCAAACTGATAACGCTTGATGAAGAAGTTTACAACAATGCAGACCTGCAGATTCCTATTGCACCAAGTGATACGGTACGACGATTGCTGGACTTTGCAGAACGCAATCGAGAAAAGTGGGGCTTCGCAAGGGATCTGTTTTTGGATTCGGCAGATCAGGCTACGATTACAGAGTTCAACAAGTACAAGCGTTTAAATGGTTCGATTTACAACGTCATTCCAGCATACAAGAAAACAAAGATTATCGACCGCATCAATCTACAATTGGGGTGGATTGCAAAAGGTGATTACCTAGTATTAGACCACTGTAAGAAACACATACATGAGCTGGAAGTATACAGTTGGCGAGAAGACAAGTATGAGCCGGAAGACGGCAATGATCATACGATAAATGCAAATCAGTATGCTTGGTTGCCGTTCAAGCATGAAATAGGAATTGGAGGACAGACAGATGGGCTTAATGGAGGGATTTAAAAATATGTTAAAAAACTGGTTAGAAATACAGCCATCTCAACATGGAACGTTAGTGATTCAGGAGTCATTGGACTTTAATACGAACGTCGCTAAGAATAGAATCTGGCATCGCGGAGATCCGTATGAGTTAGAACAACTGTATAAGAATTTAAAATCTGAATTAGGCAAAGCATCATTCTGGGCTTCGGTGCCAGTCAATCCAATCCATAAGATCCATACAGGACTACCTGCATTGATTGCTGATACTTTAGTCAGTATCGTTATCAGGGATATGAACAGCATTGAATTCAAAGATAACGCACAGGAAAGCATATGGAATGAAATTGCAAAAGAAAATAATCTCAAGGAAATCATTGAAGATGCATTATCGGATGTTCTTGTATGTGGTGATGGTGCGTTTAAAATCTCATTTGATCCTTCGCTTAGCCAATTACCCATTATTGAATTTTGGCCGGCTGATGAAGTCGAATTTATATATCAAAGAAAGCGACTGAAAGAAATCGTTTTTAAGTCCATCCACAAATCTTATAATGGGCAACAAAACTTAAGATTGTATGAATACTACGGATACGGATACATCAAATACAAATTGATGAAAGTGTTAGGTACACAAGAAGCGGAGGTTCCATTATCAATGTGCCCAGATACAAAAGAGTTGGCTGATGTTATTTTCGGCAACGCTACTGAAAGTTCACTGGGAGATTTCATGATGGCAGTACCATTCGTGGTTACACGTTCGAAAAAGTTTTCCGGCAGGGGAAAATCTATTCTTGATCAAAAAAGTTCAGCGTTTGATGCGATCGATGAAGTTGTAAGTCAATGGGTGGATGCAGTTCGGAAAGGACGTGTCAAGACATATATTCCGGATGATCTGATTCCTAAAGATCAGAATGGTAAAGATATTTTGCCAAGTGCATTTGAATCGAATTTTGTTAAGGCTGCGGCCAATAGAAATGAAGGAGCAACTAATAAAATCGAAACGGATCAACCGACTATTCCGTCTGATAACTACTTGCAGAGCTACATCACGCTACTTGATTTGTGCTTACAAGGCATCATCAGCCCATCAACATTGGGTATCGATACAAAAAAATTAGACAATGCTGAAGCACAACGAGAAAAAGAGAAAACAACGCTTTACACTCGCAATAAGATTATTGAAAAGTTGACCGAAGCGGTGATCACACTCATTCAAATTACATTGGCTTCTAAATCCGTGATGGATAAGAAATATGATCAAAAGTTATTGGATACTGAAGTTTCCGTTACTTTCGGTGAGTACGCTAACCCGTCATTTGAGGCAGTCGTTGAGACAGTCACTAAGGCTAAACAAGGTGGCGTTATGTCAATCAGAACGGCACTTGATGAGATGTATGGCGATTCCAAAGAAGATACATGGAAAGATAAAGAAGCGCAGCGCATTGCTGAAGAAAGCGGTGTAGTGCAGCTGCCTGAACCGAATGTGCCTGCAGATATGGACACATTTAGTTAATGGATTACGATATTGCTGAAGCGTTTAGACGTATCGAGCTTGAACTGATTTCGTCTATGAAACGTAACTGGCAAAGGCACAATGAAGAAGAAAATAAATACGGCTTCACCTGGTCTAGATGGCAGGCAGAACAATTAAAGTCTTTGGAGGAATTTAAAAAGAAAAATCCAAGACTTTTTTCTTCGAAATTCAAAGCAATCAATGAGCAGTTTCTTGATAGCATTCTTGGCCAAAAAGAAACAAACTTCTTTGGAGTGCATTCCCATAAGGTGCAGGCTTTAGTTAAAGCGACGACCGGTGATCTAGTAAAGGCTGAGCACGCAATGCTACGTAAAGCTAATGATGAGTACCGCAAAGTCATCTACAATGCACAAACGTATTTAGCAAGTGGCGCAGGAACACTTGATAAAGCGATTGATATGGCCAGTAATGATTTTCTTACTAGAGGAATTAATTGTGTCGTGTACAAAGGTGGCAGACACGTCAACGTGGCAACATACTCAGAGATGTCATTACGTACAACAAATAAGCGTATAGGCATGTATGCAGACGGTGCTAAACGTCAGGAATTAGGTGTACATACGGTTAAGGTGTCAAAGTATGGTATGTGTTCTAAAACCTGTCAGCCGTGGCAGGGGCGTGTGTATGTTGACGACGTGTATAGTGGAGGAACACCAGAAGAAGCGGATGAACTTAACTTACCTTTGCTAAGTACAGCTATATCTGGTGGCTTATTCCATCCAAACTGTAAACATCACCTAAGCACTTATTATCCTGGTATGGATAACGACGATGATGGTGATCCAAGACAGCCGACATATGAGAATCCACCAGGCACACAAGAGCATCACTACCTACAGCATCAGATCCAGCGTGAAAGAAGACTACAGGTCGGTTCTTTAAGTGAAGATAAAATTAGAGAACATGCGGATAAAGAACAACAGTTAATAGGGCTTGATGAGAAGTATGTAAAACAAGCAGAGCAGTATTCTTCTTCTACTACAGATTATGAAATAAAACTTGCTGATAATGAAGTTGTTAGAAAGTATTCAATTATTTTTAAGGGATACGTCCCTGCTGAATTAATCGCTGGTAGCGAAAGCTATACTTCTATGTTTGATAAATTTGGATTCAATAGATATGTAATTAGAAGGAGAATAGTTAATGCAGCTACGCCTCCTGGAGAAACAAATGTAGATATAGGAAATCCAGCACTTGCAAATAGCCTTCATGAAAGAGCTCATGATTTGATAAACCAACTGGTCATGAAAAATCTAGGTTTATTAGATGGAATGGTGCTAGAAAAGCATACAGTAGCAGCCGTTAATCAAGAAAAACGACGATTATTTATATCGATGTTTGAAAACTGTTTTAGTAATAACCTATCATTTGATGAAATAATGGAAGAAGTAAAAAATGATATTAGTCTACGGGCAACAGATGTTGGAGAATTGATATCAGAGGCATTAACTCAATATTTTGGCGGAAAATATAGCGAAACCTCCAAAAAGGTGTATGATTGGTTTGTAAAGGAGTGGCTAAAATGAGTGAAACATATGGGCATGAATTAGACTTTGCTAGAGAATATATGTTTGTTTTCCCGATAAGAGAAGAGCCTGGATATCATATTCATTTTACAAAAAATTGTCCTAAGGAAATTAAGGATAGGGTTTTGGAACTTTATCCTAAATTAATTGAAGAAACAAAGAGAAGACACGAAGAGGGCTTATACACTAGCAAAGATTATTTTTTCTGATAGTCGGCTAAATCGTTTGTTTATCAAGCATCCTAGAATAGGGTGCTTTTTTCATGCATGAAAGGAGAAAGGGAAATGGTGCAAGTAAAAGTCACACAGAATTATTTCGATAGAGAACAAGATAAGTTGATGAATGTTGATGATCAATTTGAATGCTCTCAGGAACGTGCTGAGCTTCTTACAATGTTCGGAGTAGCAGAGATTCTAAGTGAAGACGAAGGAATTATTGAAGAAACAGAAGAAGTCACTGCAGAAGAGTAGTGGCTTTTCTTATGGCCAATCACGATAAGCCTAAAAACTGTGCGTGTTTGATTTAAGGGAGACACCCAAAAAACAGGAGGAACTATGAAAGAGGTATTAAAGTATCCGCTTCACATTCAGTTTTTTGCTGATGATGGAGCACAACCAAACACTGGAGATGGAAATGACAACAACGGTGCTTCACCTAGCGCGCAAGGAGTAAATTCAAGCGTTTCTATCGACTACGACAAGATTGCTGATGTTTTAGACAAGCGTGGATCGCAAGCTCAATATGCTGCTTTGAAAGGGTACCTAAAGGAGCAAGGTGTATCGGCTGATGAAATGGATAAGGCAATCAAAGAGTTCAAGGATAAGAAAGAAGCTGACAAGCAGTCTAAAGAAAAAGAACAAGCGGATATGCTTGCAGAAAATCAGCGTTTAAAGCTACAGATTCAAAATATTGAAATCGATAAGAAGATTTCAGAACTTGCTGAAGGTGTTAGCGCTGAAAAATTACCTTTCTTAATCAAGGTAATCGACAAGAAAGACATGATAAAACAAGATGGCTCGATCGATGATGAGAAGGTTAAGTCGGCCATTGAAGAAGTTTTAAAAGCCTTTCCGGAGTTTAAGTCCACACAGCAATCTAACAGCGGATTCCAACAGATTGGAGCCAAATCCGGTGATAAGGCAGGCATACAGGATCTGTTAGATCAGGCTTTCGGTATCAAGAAAAAATAGGAGGATTATTAAAAGATGCCAGTAACAAATTACGCAGAGTTATTTGACTCACAAATTAGATCATTATATGATCAAGAACAATTTTCACAGCCATTATTTGATACAAACCAAGATGTCAAATTCGTAAATGCAAAGACAATCAAGGTTCCTGTATTGAAAGTTGGTGGCTATAAGAACCATACACGTGCAGGTTCATTCAATGCAGGTACGTTCTCAAATGAGTATGAATTGAAGCAATTGGATCACGACCGTGATATTGAATTCGCAGTTGATCCGATGGACGTAGATGAAACTAATTCGGTCGTTTCTACTGCAAATATTCATGCTCGTTTCGAAAAGACACAGGCTATCCCTGAATTGGATGCATATACATTCTCTAAGTTACACGCAGAACTAACTCGTGTTCATGGAACAATTAAAACAGATGCGTTAACTGTTGCAAATGTTTTAGCGGACTTTGATGACAACTGTTCCAAAATGAAAGATGCAGGTGTTCCGTTAAGTCGCTGCGTTTTATTCTGCACGTCTGAATACGAAAAATTATTGAAGAATGCTGAAGGTATCACACGTATGATGTCCGTAAACGGTGGTACACAAAACATCAATCGCATGGTCAATACATTAGATGATCTAGGTACGATTAAAGTAGTACCTAAAGATCGTTTAAACACAAAGTATAATTTTACAGATGGCTTTGTGGCTGACCCATCAGGCAAGCAAATCGATTACATTTTAGTTGACCCTGAAGCACAGATTTCTCGCGTTAAGTATTCTTACATCCACATGTTTGAACCAGGGCACGATTCACGCACTGCTGACAATTACCTATATCAGAACAGACGTTATAACGGCACAATGACATTGAATGATGCTGACTTTAAGAAAGGCTGCATTATCCACACTGCTGCCTAATAAGAGGGAGGTATAAATATGTTAAAAGCGGTTAAAGCGAATCAGGTATTTGATATTCAAGAAAACGAAAAGCCATATTATCTAAGAAATGGGTATGACATCTATGAAGATGGTGAGGTCGTTGAATATGCAACTACAAAAACGGTTCCTTACTCTGAATATGCAAAACTAAAAGCAGAGTACGAAAAACTTAAGGCGGAAGTAGAACAAACAGGACAGTCTGAACCGATTGATCCAGAACTAAAGAAAAGCAACAAGAAATGAGGTGATGTAAATGCAATACGTCGATAAAGCGTATTACAAGGACACCTATAACGGTATTATCTTGACTGATGATAATGCTGATAGATATTTAACGATTGCTTCGCGGCAAGTTAACGCTATCTGTAGAGGAAGAATTGAAGGGATGGGCTTTGACAGCCTATCCCCTTTTCGTAAGTCTTCTATACAAGAGGTGATATGCCGGCAAGCAGAATTTCTTTATCAAAACGAAAGCATGTTAGAGACCTACTTGAGTAGCTACGCGATCAATGGTGTTTCAATGCAGTTCGGCCAAGCGTGGAATCTACATGTAGAAGGTGGAATTGCAATTCCTGAAGAACTGTATCAAACGCTACTTAGAACCGGTCTTTGCTATAGAGGGTTTGGCTATTATGGGTAACTGGCCCTCTTTAGTTTTGCCACAGTTCTGTAAGACTCCAATTCATTTAATTTTCCATCAAGAAGGAATTGACGAAGACGGAGCACCGGTCAAAGCGTTAGAGTTGGATGCCTTGTGCAATTATCAGGGCTCTGCAAAGCGCGTACGTACCGATAAAGAGACGTTTGTGCAATTGACGGGTATTTGCCTATTTAACGGAGATATAGCCCCTAGCGTGCTTGAAATTGGCACAGGCGAGGTGATTATTTTCGGAGAGAAGAGGACCATCGTTTCTGGGAAGAAGGCACGTAATCCTGATGGAAGCGTGAATTATTGTGAGGTAGATCTTGGGTAAGATTAGAATCCATTACAGAAACGTTGCTACATTGCGAGATGGATTACGTCAGGCGTTGTATAAGACTGCTGATGCTATCTGTACAGATGTACATGATAAGCAAGTGATACCGTTTCACAAAGGTATACTGTCGGAGGAGACAAAGCCCGATGATACAAGAGAACCAAATAAGGCATATGTTGTTTCAGCCATGCCGTACGCTCGTAGGCTTTACTTCCATCCGGAATACAACTTCCGTACAGAAAACAATGAGCACGCAGGTGGTAAGTGGTTTGAGCCGTGGACCTCTAAAGGCAAATATGCAGGTTGGGTAAAAAGACGATTTGAATCGTTTGTAAAGGAGTGTGCAGATGTCTAGTACAATGAGACTTTATGAAATTAGAAACTGGTTGAAAACATTAAATTTATTTGAACATTACTATATCGGTAAGTTAGATCAGAAGCCTGATAAGGCGATAGGTGTTTACCAGTTGTCTGCTTCTGGTAGTCCAATAACTGCATTAAGCAATAAGTCTTCTTACAACGTTAAACGTGCTTCATTATTGATTCATTGGAACAACAATGCCAGGGAAACAGACGAAGCATCAAATACGCTTTTTGAAACAATCATGAATGCAAAACATCCAACTATAGGTGATTGGAAAGTGCAGTTTATTAACATGCTAGTTCCGGAACCGCAAGACGTCGGAACGGATGATAAAGGAATCTATGAATCAGTCATAGAAATCGAAATTTATTATGAAAGGAAATAAATAATATGTCCGAAAAATATACAGGTGTATTCCCAGTATTTAACAATGAATTCAAGTTTGATATTGGCACAAAAGCTACTCCAAAGAAAGTTAATGTAGCTGATTTGGAGTCTTTTTCAGTATCATTTTCTAATGGTATTGAAAACTGGAATCCTATGGATACAAAAGGTTGGCAGCGTGGTCTGATGACTTCTAAGTCTTTGAAGATTGAATTCAAGGGTAAGAGAAACATCGGCGACGAAGGCAACGACTACATTGCTTCTCTTGCTTTCAAGACAGGCAAGGAAGCTACTATTCCATTTGAATGGACAATGGTAAGTGGTGCGAAGTTAGCCTTTAATGCAATAGTGGATGTCACTTCTGCTGAAGGCGGAGACTCAACAAATGTTGGAGCGTTAGAGTTCACAGTTAACTCTGATGGAAAGCCAACTTATACTCCAGCAGTTTAAAAAACAAAAAAATAGAAAGGAATGGGCGGTCAAGGCGGCTGCCCTTTTAAATGTATATGGGAAAAATTATCGATATTAGCTCGAAGCTTGTTAACGAGCCTAAGTTCTTACAAGTTGCGGAAGGAAAAACATATAAAGTTGACGACCGCAAAAATACAGTTCTACAGATGAACGCATTTCTTAATGAGGGTGCAGCTTCAGTAGATAGAATCGATAAGGCTATTAAGTTAGGTCTTGGAGAAGAGGCTTTTAAAGAAATTGAAGCAATGGAGTTATCTATTACAGCTTATCAATCATTATTCATTGGCATGATGGCTCTTGTTACAGATAAGTCATTTGAAGAAATGGAGCAGACTTTTCGTAACACCACAGCATAGTGATGAGTCTTACTATGACTTGTTTGAAGATTGGGACTTAATCGACGCTTCAGTTACTCAGCAATATGGAATCCGTTTAAGGTATGAACCTGAAATGCAGTGGGGAGAGTTCTGCACTCTACTTACAGGTTTGAATGGAGATACGCCATTAGGGCATGTGGTTGATGTTAGATCCACTACGGATAAAGAACGCATTAAAAACATGTCTGCAAGCGATAAAAGGATACGAGCTGAATGGCAAGCAAGACAGAGTAAGAAACCTATCGATAGCAAGTCCTATATGCAGTCTATGAGAGCCCTTGAAGAAGCCATGAAGGCATTGGCTTCGTAGAAATGAGAGGTGATTAGATGGCAACAGAAGTAGGGTCCGTTGAATTAGGTGTCAAGCTTAATGACAACCTTGAAAAAGATGTAGCGAAAGTTGCGAATAAAGCAGATAGTATCTTAACCGGAAGGTTTAATGCTATTGGTGCTACTATCGGAAAAGTTTTGGCCATTACTGCTTTAGCGAGATTTGGATCGCAATGTATTCAATTGGGCTCTGACCTTGCTGAAGTTCAGAACGTTGTTGATGTTACATTCCCTACAATGTCAAAACGTGTAGATGAATTCGCACGTAACGCAATAACAAGTATTGGCATGTCGCAGAAAGTAGCCAAGGAGTACATGGGACAACTTGGTTCTATGGCACAGGCATTTGGTTATGGTGAAGCTGCATCGTACGATATGGCTTCAGCTATAACAACGTTAACAGGTGATGTGGCATCATTCTATAACCTATCGAATGATGAGGCATTTACTAAGTTGAAATCTGTATTTACAGGTGAAACAGAATCACTTAAGAGCTTGGGTGTCGTTATGACTCAATCAGCTCTTGATGAATACGCTTTGGCGAATGGCTTCGGTAAAACAACAGCCAAGATGTCAGAGCAAGAAAAGGTAGCATTACGATTGGCGTTCGTACAGAATGCGTTATCTAATGCTGCAGGAGACTTCGAAAGAACATCAGATGGTTGGGCAAATAGTACACGCGTCTTATCACTTCGTTTTGAAGAGCTTAAGGCGACAATTGGCCAAGGTTTGATAAATGTATTAACTCCAATTATCGGTGTCATAAACGTCATTCTAGGAGGTCTACAGACACTTGCTAATTACTTTGTGGCTTTTACAAGGTTAATTACAGGTGGTAAAGGTGCAGCAGGTGCTACAGGAGCAATAGCATCCAATATAGGTAAGGCTGGCGCAGCTGCAGGTGGATTAACATCTGGACTTGGTAAGGCTGGTAAAGCGGCGGATAAATTAAAAGGATCTCTTGCTGGCTTCGATGATTTAAATGTATTACATGACTCAGAGGACTCAGGCTCCGGAGGCGGCGGGGGAGCTGGAGGCGGTGGTGCTGACTTTGGCTCTTTAGGTATTCCTGATGGCTCAATCGATATGAGCGGAGTAGACGAGATCTACAATCGCGTTAAAGGCGTGTTTGATAAAGTTACTGGATTTTTAAAAGATCACAAAGTAATCATCACTTCACTTCTAGGTGGAATGTTTGCAGGATTTGCGACTTTTGGGATCATAAAAAACTGGAGTGCTATTAAAGGTGTCTTCACTGGACTTTTAGCACCGTTAAAGGCCTTAGCAACAGGGTTTTCTACTTTCTTCACAGGTATAGCTAACGGTGAAGGGGTACTAACATCATTGCAAGCGGTCTTTGGTACAGCAACTGGAACTGCTTTATTCTTCGCTGCGATTGTAGCTGCAGTATCTGCAGCGCTCATCTATTTGTATCAGACAAGTAGCGATTTTAGAGCTTTAGTACAGACAGCACTAGATAACTTGTTGGGTATCTTAAGCAATCTATGGAACAACGTTTTAGTTCCTTTAGGCGCATTTCTATTAGATGTATTCAACACGGTCATTGTGCCAATTGCTACCTTCTTAGCGCAGGTATTTGTTAAAGCTGTTGATGTGCTCTTTAGCGGTCTATTATCACTGTGGAATAACGTACTTGCACCAATAGCCAATTTCTTGGTCACAGTCCTAAGCATTGCGCTAAAAACAGTTGTAGATGTGTGGAATGGTTGGAAACCTGCCATTGAAGCAATTGGAGCAGGTGTTGCATGGGTTTGGAACAATATCTTATCTCCACTAGCAGATTTCATTAAAGGAGCTATGTTGGATGCATTTGCGGTTCTTGGCAAATTCGTTGATGAGTTGTTGAAGAGTGCAACTTCGATGTTCAAAGGCTTTTCTGATTTCTTGATTGGTATCTTCACATTAGATGTTGATAAAGCTATGCAAGGAGTCCAGGAAATCCTTCGTACATTCTTAGGTTTCTTGGATAGAGTTTTCGGGACAAATTTCAGCTCATCGTTTAAGTTTATCAACGGAATCGTAATGGCGTTCTTCAGTGGAACACAACAAATTTTCGATGGTATCAAACAGATATTTGGTGGCTTGATTAATTTTATCCAGGGAATATTCACAGGAAATTGGAAACAAGCTTGGCAGGGTATTGTAGATATATTCGGTGGCATATTCAGTACTATAGGCGGTCTTGTTAAAGGGCCACTCAATGCCATTATTTCAATCGTTAATGGTGCAATCAACAGAATCAACGGTATAGGATTTACTGTCCCTGATTGGGTACCTGTTATCGGCGGTAAGGGATTTCACGTGAATATACCTAACATACCTATGCTGGCAAATGGTGGCTATGTGGGTGCAAATGCACCACAGCTTGCATTGATTGGTGATAACCGCCACGAAGGTGAAATCGTTTCGCCTGAGAGTAAGATCTATGAACAGACCAAACGTGCGATAGATGATGCGCTGATGGCGTCACAAGGCGGTAATGGTCAAGAAGTAATAATCCAACTAATGTATGAAATCTTAGAGACACTACAAAATCTAGGAATCGTGATTGACCGAGATAAATTACTAAAACTAATAGATCAAAGAAATAAACAACTACAGTTAGCAAAGGGAGGTTAAAGCATGATTGATTATGAATTGATAAAAATTAAAATTAACGGCAAGGATCTCCCTGCGCCAACTAAGTTTGAGCCTGAATATGGTGATCTCGACAGTGACAGTTCGTTGCGTGACGTTAAAAACGGAATCATGCATCGTATGCGTATTCGTTCTCGTGTGTTGAAGATTGCGCTGGCTTATGCCATCGATGACCTAGAAGTGGTTTCAGAAGTAATGAATATGCTAGAACCACCAGAGTTTATGGTCGAAACATTTGATATTAAAACGCTGCGGCGTAAAACGTACAAAATGTATTGCAGTAAATGTAAATTTAAGTATATTGCTATCGGTGATGGCATTTATAGTCAAGGCTACACCTTTGATTTAACGGAGTGCTAGAATATGAAAGTCTATATAAAAAAAGGAACTACAACACCTGTTGAAATAACAGACCTAGTTGTATCGTTCAATTCGTCTAACAGCATGCAAGAGGATAGGCTTTTGGGTAACACTCCAAGCATGATGTTGGACCTCGATTTAAACAATTCAGATGGTGTTCTTAGTGATTGTGCTGAGAACACCTTTTTGATTGATCTAAAAGAAGCTGATAGTACGGAAATTCCGACACAAGAATTCATCGTCCAAGAAGCTCCAGAGAAATACACAAAAAAGTTATCACTGAATTTGTATGACGTGATGATTAAGTTTAACAAGCCGTACAAGAGCTCATTAGCGTATGAAAAGGATAAATATCCAACTATCTCTCAACAATTAGATGAGATGTCTAATTTGGCTGGTGTGAGAATTGATAAAACAGGGTTATCAAATACTGTACTGAACAAAAAAGCTCAGTGGATAGACACCACAATTATTATGCGCGATTACATTGGATGGATTGCTGAGTTAAGCGGTACAAATGCACTCATTAACGAGTCGAACACGCTTGTTTTTAGAAATCTTTTTACAGCTGATCATGACATAGAATTTACATCAGATTTTGAAAAAACAGATCTAATAACCATCTCACGTGTTGCATATGATGACGGTGTTAATTTGATTGCTTCAGGAAACGATACAGGTAAGACCATCTACATAGATGCAAACAATTCCTATTGCGATAGCCAAACATATACAGATGCAATTTTAGCGAAGTATAATGGCCAATCGTTCTATGGTATGTCAGGTTTAAAGACTTTTGGTAAAGATACGATTAAATTAGGCGATACTGCCACGTATGATGGGAACAAGTGTATCGTCCTAAGTATTAAGCGAAAGTATGTAGGTACACAGTCAGTAGTCGAACTTGACGGAGAAGTTGCATTAAAGAATGTTGATTCTGTTGTTACTAAGGTTTCTGATAAAGTAAGAATCAAACGCCTGCAGGTTAAAGTGGATCAAGATGCAAACAAGCTTGAAATTGTCGCAAAGAATCTTGAAGATGCAAAAGGCGATGTAGGTAATCTACAAGTTGAAACAAACAAAATTAAGACACAAGTCGAAAATATTTCTGCCGGAACAGTTTCTGGTACAAAGCAATATTATCTACAAACGACGTCAGAAGATAAACCATCCAAAACAGATTCAGCATGGTCTACCACAAAGCCACCATCAATAGCTGGCCAGCACATGTGGTACATGCTTGCAGATGTATTGGCCAATGGTTCTGAGATTAAACATGATCCATTTGAACTCACGGGCATTAAAGGCGATGCAGGTAGGGGAATTGTTGGTAATCCCAAGCTGACGTATCAAGCGAGTACGAGCTCTATAGTACCTCCAACCGGACAGTGGTTAGAGAATATACCACTTGTTAATGAAGGCTATACGCTATGGACTAAGATCACATATACCTACAGCGATAAGACAACATCAGACGTATATTCTCCGTCAATAGCAGGCAAAGCAGGTAGAGGAATTAAACAGGTGTATCCTGAATACTATTTGTCAACTTCCAAGACAGAAATAACAGGTGGTACATGGAGTGCAACTCAACCTGAGAAACCAAAAGATGCATGGATATGGGTACGATACAAAACCATATTCACAGATGACAGCACAGGATATTCAGATGGTGTATTAGATGAAGTGTTGAATGGTTTAGTTGACATATCAATTAGTAACAAGTCAAACATAGCCCAGTTGAATGATAGTATTACTCATCTCGTGGTGCAAACTAGTGAAACTAAGAACGAACTTAAAACGGTGCAAACAGGGCTAAGCACTTTAGAGAAACAAACTGCCGATGGATTTAATAGAACGGTCCAAAAATCGGAATATGACAAGACAATCAATGAAATAGAAGAACAACTTGATAATAAAGGTCTTCACATCGGATCCGATAAGGAGGATACAGTTACTACTATTGACGCAAGCGGTGTTAGTATTGTCGCTTCAGATGGTAAATTATTAGCGCGTTTCGATAAAGTCGACAGCATGCTCGCATACCTTAAGGTGCTGGAGTATCTCTGTGCTGGCGCGCATCGTATTGAAGCTAAGAATATCGAAGCAGAAATCACAAGTTTTGTTGGTGGTTCAATTAAGACAGCAAAGATTGATGCATCTATTATTAATTGGATAGGGGATGTTAATTGATGGTATTGTTAAATGAAAATTGGAAGGTTGTTGCCTCAGCAAATCGCACTCCTGGTGCTGCAAATGTAACCTATGAATTACAAGCACGAATTAATCCACAGTACCACAGTATTGAACTGAACAGGGACTATGTAGAAATCCAAGTGACTTACACCATGAATGGTGGTTATATCTATTCAGGAACTTGGAATTTTTCTGCAACCGGATGTTCTGATGTTTCAGGCGGCGGAAGATTAGACGGAAGCGGCACATTGATAAGTGGTGGCTTCTGGGCTTATCGCGACAACAGTGGTAACTACTCGACAAGTATTAATGCGAATTTAAGTTTTTACTTTTCTGCAGCTGATGCATACTTAGATGGTTCTATTGAACTTCCTAATATTCCCCGAGCGAGTGTTCCTTCTTGGAAAAACGGAAAGAATCGTGTAAAGCTTGATGGAACGGATACAATTACGTTAGTTCTTGATAAAAAAGTTCCTGCATATCGTCACTCGCTCGTATGGGTAATTGGTGATAGCGGATATAAATGGCTTAATACAAACGATATCGACATTGAATACACGTTTAGACCGACAGAAGAAATGCTGAAATATTCTACAAATGGTAGATATATTTATGGCTATCTTGGGGTTGGAACGTATTCTAGCGGTGATCCGAACGCCACGATGATTGGCTCTATGAATATTGGCTTTTTCATTGATTTGCCTGAAGAAAGATACGGTCCTGTTATTAACTCTGTAACTGTAAAGGAAATTGGAAATTCGAAGGTTCCTGAAGAAAAAGTGTTTAGGTACTTGTCCAAAAAACACCTAACCATGCAAGCAGAAGTAAGAGGTTTTGCAACTGTTAAGAATGCGTATGCGTTACACAACAAACAGCAGTATCCCTTATCCCTCTCAGATGGCTTGTATAGCATTGATTTAGAAGGCTTAGTAAATGGGGATATAGAATTTATCATCGAAGATAGCAGAGGGTTCAAAACAACGCAAAAATGGCATGGAACCTACGTTCCATACTTCTACCCTTCCATAACGGAGTTTAGCGCAGAGCGCGATAATCCGACAGTTAATGAAGGTTATGTAAATGCCAAAGGAACCTTTTTTAACGGGGAGAATAATCAGTTAAAAATAGTAATTAAAGATGAGCAAAATCATAGCGTAAATTGTTCGTATACTTCTAATGGAAATAATGTAATTGTTAAGCAACGTGTAAGTGGATATAACTACGATAAAAACTATAAACTTACACTTACTATTACAGATTATTATGGTCAGTCTACAGAGCGTACTTACACACTTTCTGGTAATCTTTGGGCCATGATTCTTGGGAAACTCACAGCCAGTTTTCACATGCTGTGGGTTCGACGAAACGGAAATAATCCATGTGGAATTTATAACGAGGGCGACATGACTACGGTAGGAACCACATACGCAGCCGGCAAATTGATTGCAAGTGGGGGAATTGGAATAAAAGGGCAAAATACTTTTCTTGTACGAAGAGAGTTTTCTGCAACATACCCAGCATTAGGCTCAATGATCGCCGCATATATTACAGTACCTTTTACTGTACCCGCAGGGTATGAGTTAATAGATATTTACAGAGTGTATTCCGAAACTGCCGTTGTTACATCTATTAAATCTATATATTCAGATAGCTGTGTGGTGCATGTATTCAATTCGTGGACAAACTGGTCGTCTCCTAGCGGAAAAGTTACAATACATGGATTATTTATCAAGAAGGAGGCGTAAAAAATGGCAAAAATAACGTTAAATAATGGGCACTTCTATACCGTTGATTATCTAACCCAAACTCAAATTGGGAAAAAATGTAAACTAGAAGATGTTAAGCTAATCGTAGAGGATATGTCGCAAGAGAATGTGTCAAATGCTAAGGTCGAGGGAGATAATAAAATCACTGCTTTAGGGAACTTAAAACTTCTTAGTTTTAATGTTGACAAAGAAGCTGTAGATTATCGTATAACGCTTTTCTTTAAAGAGGTTCCTCAAAGTGAAATAGACCTAGCCAAAGAGAAAGCAAAGAGTGAGGCATTGCGTTTATGCGCAGTTGCTGGTCTGAATGTTTTATCTCCAAAATTTGTAATCCAATGGTGCGAATTTCTGGATCCGTGGAACGAGTACAAGTTTCCGTACAAAAAGGGCGAGCGGTTCAAACATAACAACAAGCCGTACGAAGTGAAAGAGGACGTTATATCGAACAAGAACGAGCCTCCAGAAAAAGCACTGCGTTATTACAAAGAAGTCACAGTGGAAGATACCTACAAAGATTACGATAAAAATAAAATCTATAATATCGGTGATATCGTTCGCCACAACGGCAAGCTATGGATATCGAAGTGGGCCGATAACAAAAACCACGAACCAAGTATTTCTTCAGCTTGGAAAGAGTTTGATGGAAAATAAATAAAAATTATTAAGGCTATTAAGGCGACCAATGCGGCCGCCTTTTTAGATAGAAAAGAGGAAAAGAAAATGGATGAAGACTTGGCTTTAACAACAGAGCAGTTAGAAGAATTAAGCAACAACAAAGCAGAGAAAGTAGAGGAATAATTTATGGGATATTCAGCTTTAACCAATGCAACAATCATGAGTCCTAATCATTCAGGCTCACGATACAATTCAATATCAAAGATCACTATCCATCACATGGCTGGTAATCTTTCAATCGAGACGTGTGGGAACGTCTTTTTAAATCCAAATAGACAAGCGTCATCTAACTATGGAATTGGATCAGATGGCCGAATCGCATGTTATGTCGATGAAGAAAATCATCCGTGGACATCCGCTAACTGGGAAAACGATGATCGCGCAATCACTATCGAAGTTGCGAATAGTGAGACTGGCGGAGATTGGCCAATCAGTCAAGAAGCATATGCATCATTAATTCGTCTATGTGCAGACATCTGCAATCGCTACGGAATTTATCCATATTACGACGGAACACCATCCGCAACGTTGACCGAGCATTGTATGTTTGTAGCAACAAATTGCCCTGGTCCTACGATTCATAGTATGCAGGTAAATCGTGTTATCGAAAATGACATTCGTGCCGCTATGGCAGGTGGTGTAGTTAGTTTTCCACAATCAACTCAACCAGTTGGTGGTGATGTCGAAGACTTAGCACTTAGAGCAATTGCAGGTGAGTTTGGCAATGGTGATGCAAGACGTGCCGCATTAGGCGATATGTATGGTGCGGTTCAAGCACGCATCAACGAAATGTATGGTGGTGTTACAGCAACAGCTGACTACTCTATTGATGCTATTGCATATCGTGTTATCGCTGGCGAGTTCGGTAACGGTGTAGACCGTATCAATGCATTAGCTACAGCAGGATATGACAACGTAGCAGTACAACAGCGTGTCAATGAGATTCTTCAAGGCGAAACGACTCCAAACGCATCGCAGGATGACCTAAGTACTATAGCTGAAGCAGTCTATCGCGGTGACTATGGCAATGGGCAGGATAGAATCAATGCTCTACGTGCAGCAGGGTATGATCCAGATGCGGTGCAACGTGCAGTAGACCGAATTTATTACGGGCTATAGAAATACAGGAGGTGGCTTCATGCAAGAAGGAATCAATCCTGTATACATTAGTCTCCTTATTTCGCTTTTAGGACTAGTTGCTACTGTATGGAGCGTAAACGTATCAATCCATAAAGGTAGTAAAGATCAGGCAGCAGAGCTTGGCAAAATGAATGCAAACATAACCTTTGTGAAAGAGGGGATAACAGATTTAAAAGCAACTACCAGAGACGTGAGCAATCGTGTCATGTCTCTGGAAAATCGTTTAGCACAGACAGAAACATCAGTAACATTTCTAAGCGATAGAATTAGACAAATTGAAGAAAGAAGGGATAATAAATGAAAGACAAACAATATTGGGTAAAATGGGGAAAGGCAGCAGCAAGAAGAGCATTAAAAACAGCAGCGCAGACATTCGTAGCGACAATCGGAACAACAGCGACACTTGGTGCAGTAGATTGGAAGTTAGTTTGTTCTACATCTGCGCTAGCTGCAATTTTATCAATCGGCACATCATTAGCAGGTCTACCAGAAGTTGAACCTAATGATATTGCCGAAGAAGATTTGAAGTAA